GGCGATCTCCAAGTTGCCGGTAACGATTGGGCGATGCAGTACTCCAGCGATCTACACCTCGCACTGAACGCCGTACAGGATTTCACCGCGAACACGTTTCTCATGACGAAAAACATGGGGTTCACTGAGTCCGCCGCGTTCGATCTATCCAAGCAGGTAACACAGCTCACGTTCGACATGGCATCCTACTACACTCTACCCGTCGAACAGGCATTCAGTAAGATTCAGGCTGGCCTCGTCGGGCAGTCGCGGCCACTGCTCGAACTCGGTATCATCGTCAACGAGGCCACAACGAAGACGTTTGCGTACACAAACGCGATTGCCGAACAAGGCAAGAAGCTCACCGACTTGGAGAAGATACAGGCGCGGTTCGGTCTCATTATGCAGGGCACCGCTGATGCACAAGGTGACCTACGCCGCACGATGGAAAGCTCCGCGAACGAAACGAAGCGCATGGGTGTGGAGATCAAAGAACTTGCGCAGTCGTTCGGGGATCGCCTGTTGCCGTCGATCACACCGATCATCCACGGATTCAACGAGATGCTATCCGGGATACGAGAATGGGTTGACGAGGCGGGCATGGCGGCGAAGATCACGGCGAACCTGACCCTTGCGATCGGAGCGTTCGGTGTAGTTCTTGGTCCTATTCTGATTGCCCTTCCGACGCTGGTCGCTGGCATTGCGGCGATCACGGCGTCTCCGTTCGGCCTTGTGGCGATAGGTGTCGTTGCTCTCGGCGTTGCGTTCACTGCATTAGCCGGAGCAATGCAGGAAGTCGCGCAATCTCAGGAGGAGATCAACGAGGAACGCGCCCAAGCGTTCACGGACATTGAGTCACTAGAAAAGCTGTATGTGAAGCTGAAGGCCACGTCAGGAGACACGAGCCTGGAACAGTCCGAACTAAAGGCCACCACAGCCGCACTCGAAAACGCGTACAAAAAACTTGGACTCGCGGTCAAGGTGTCAGATGGTCGGTTCGCGCACCTGTTCGCGACACTGAAGTCGCCGCAAATCGACGTCCTTCTCGCACAACGCAAGCAAGTAGAGAAGTCACTGGAGGACATCCAGTCGTTTGCAATCACCAGCGGTGGTTCCGCTGTCGGTGTAAGGGTGCGGGCTGTTGAGGCACGACGTGCGGAACTGATCGCCTCCATGAAGCAGATCAACACAGAACTGAAAGACTTGGGATTTGTCGCGAAGGGTTCCGCGAAGGAGACCACGGCGGCGATTGATGATATTATCACGGTATCGAAGTCACTGGCGGACCGCCTGAAGGATGCGGGTATCACCACGTCCAAGCAGTTGCGTGCCGAACTGAAGGAATTGAACGACCTATACAGCACGACATCCGACGAGATCGCGCGCAGTGCTCTGTGGGATCAGATCACTGATCTGGAGGATATCCTGTTTCCTACAGCAGAGAAAACGACCGGACCGAAGTCTCTATCCGAGATGTTCAAGGAAGCGACCAAGGATATCGACGACACCGCCGAAGCGACAGAAGGACTCGACGTTGCGATGGTTGGCCTCATCGAAACATCTACGGAATTATCACGAGCAACCGACGCCACTATCCGTGGTTTCATGACGGCAGAGGAAAGCCTGACCGGGTTGATGGAAGGCGTCACCGGTGGCTGGACATCGGATTTCGAGGAGTTCTTTGACCGCACGGGGAGTATGTTGCTTGAGTGGGAAGGCGGATGGGAGGGCGTGTTCGACTCTATCGACAACCTGTTCAAGAATATGCTGAGATCGATCATCACGGAAATGAACACATTGGTCTCTCGTGACATCGCGCAGTCGCTTATGAGTAGTGTCCGTGGTCAAACCGGCGTGAACACAGCGACCGCCGCACTCAGTTCTAACTTCTTGTCATCATTCAGTACACAGGGATTTGGCGACACTGCGTTGGGATCGTTTTTCGGATTCGCCGACGGTGGTTCGGTGTTCGGAAAACTATCGAAACACGGGATAGTTGACACGCCGACTCCGATGATTGCAGGGGAGAACAACAGGCGAGAACGAATCCTGAACGCCGACGAGACGGCCAACATGGAACGCGGTATATTCTCAGCAGGGAAGGCCGCAGGATCCGTTGTGGTGAATCTCACGAACGCTTCCGGCACGCCTGTCGAAGCTGAGGCCGCACCGCCTCGCCAGACTCCAGACGGAATGGTTGTAGATGTGATTATCAACGCGCTACACGGTAACACGAATCTCCGCAACGCAGTGAAGGGGATCATGTAATGGCAACGCCCGCGTTCCCTACTCTGGATGGATACTTCGATCCGTCGTCGTATGTGATGGAACCAGCGGAGAACCCGTCGGTCCAGAGTGCACTCGAAAACGGCATGGTCTACGCCGCGAAGCGTTTCACGCGCATACGTTACCGGTTCTCACTCGTATATCGCACCGTGACGGAAGCGAACAAGGAGATACTGGAGGCGTTCGTGGAAGCGCGCGGTGTGTCTGCCGAGGTGTTCACATGGACCGCACCTGGCGAGTCGTCCGCACGCACCGTCAGGTTCACGCGGTCGCCGTCGTATCGTGCGGTCTCCGGTCTTCCGTTCTGGAATATCGCCGTTGAAGTAGTGGAGGAATAGACATGATTGGTGCAATACTGACCGCTGTCCGATTGGTGTTCATGGCGAAGACCGTCGTCGAAGAAATCGAACGCCTGAAGAAGTCGAAGAAGCCGGGACGCGTAGTCCTTTCGCTTCTCGAAAAGGCCGTCGAACGGAAGGTCAAGAAGCGTGCCAGCTAGTATCCCCGTTGGATTGATACCCGTCAAGAACGAACTGTCCGGCGCGTCGCCGTTGGTGTTGGTCGAGATCAGCGTACCAGGGGAAGCCACTCCGTTCCGCCTCGTGAGGAACAACGAGGATGTGACGTGGCCGACCGCCGGTGGAGATATTTACACTGCTTACGGTCTCACGGTGACTGGACTACAGCAATCCGCGAACGGCAACATCGAAACGATGGAACTACAGCTCACCAACGCGGCGCGGTTGCTCGAATCCTACGTCCAGGAAGTCAACGGGATCATCGGCGGTACCGTAGTCCTACGCAAGGTGTTCGCTGATCACCTTGACGAGACCGAACCGGCGCAGATCGACACGTTGACAGTGATCAGGACGCGTTCTTCGGTTCGCGAGATGACGCTGTCGCTCGGGCCGTTCAACCCATTTACGCGCCGTTTCCCTGCTCAGTCATACATCCCGAACGCGTGCCGGTGGCAGTTCCGGGGACCAGAATGTGGATTCACCGGGCGGATTGTCACGAGTACGGCGATTTCGTTCCAAGTGGTGGCCGGGCTATCAAACGACACGATCACACGCGGATCCGGTTCATGGATCACCGATGCCTACGCGGACGATATGTCTATCACCGTGTCGGGAAGTACGAGCAACGACGGCACATATCAGATTGTGACCGTTGGCGCGACCACGCTGACAGTCGAACCGGATCTCGTCGCGGAATCCGCCGGTGCGACTATCACCGTTTCGGCGGCGTGTCCCGGTACGATACCAGCGTGTAAAACGAACGGGCAGATTGCGAACTACGGAGGTGCCCCCGGTTCCGCCGAGGGCATATATGCTGGGTGAAAACCTCGGCATTCTCGGGATCCCGTATTGTCCGGGCGGGCGGGATCCCGAGACCGGTCTTGACTGTTGGGGGCTGGCGATGTACTTGTTCCGGGAACACGGCGTGGAATTGCCGGATCTGTCGGACTACCGAAACGCACCGGCGATATCTGACCACATGGACCGCGTCGATGCACCGTATCCGGTCGGTGTGCCGTTGCTGGTTGCGATGCGACTCGAAGGCGGGCCAGTTGACCACGTCGGCACATGTCTGGATGGTGAACGCGTGATCCACACCACTATCGGATCGGGTGTGCATATACAGAAGATGACCGCGCGGACGGTGCGTGTATTTCTCGAAGGGGTATACAAGTGGCGTATGTGACGCTCGTTCGCATGTCCTCGCCGTTCACGCGATCCGCGAAGGAACTCGACCGCACCGTGGAGGCGATCCGCGAAGGATCAACACTCGCCGAATACTTGCCAGAAGGTGACCACATCGCGGCGAAGGTACCGGGTATCTCAGTTGAGGTGTCCAGCTTCATTCCCACCGCTGGTGATATGATCG